TAAAGGGCGTAGACCCTCACCCGGCCCTCCGCCGTTTCCCTCTCCCCTTGTGGGAGAGGGTCAGGGTGAGGGGTACCGGCGCCGACGCGGGGAGGTCCCGTTCGCAGCGCGGAGCTGGTACCCCCCTCTCCAACAAGGGGAGAGGGCAGACGGAGGCCCTTCCCGGCATCGGCAACGGCCGCCCGCAGCCGCTCGGCATTGCGCGCCAGCGCCGCCGAGATCGCCGGGGTCGTCGCCTTCCGCAGCGCGGCGGCGAGCGCCTGCCCTGTCAAGGCCCGTGCGTTCATGCCCGCTCCTCCGTCGCGTCGAGTACGAGAAATCGCCGCTCGTCGTCCGGATCGCGCCAGGCGACAATGGAAAGCGCGCGGCCGCGATGGACAATCCGCATGCCGCCTTCGAGATCGGCACGGAAGCGGAGCGTGATCCGGTGCGTGACGCGGGTGGCGAGCCGGTCGGCGGCGAAGCGCTCGCCGGCCGTGACCGGCTCGATCCGCGCCCAGAACGTCGCGACCCCGTCCCAGGCGACGGTCGCGCCGCCGGCGCCATCGGCCGTGCGGACGGATCGCTCGAGCTGGACGCGGCTCGCAAGCTGGCCGGGGTCGAAGCCGCTCACAGCGAACGCACCCGGTAGGGCGCGACCAGCGCCTCGAAGCCGAGCGGCGCGACGTCTCCGGCCTGGTCGAAGCCGACCGCGCCGCGATGCTCGAACCAGTGCGCGACCAGCATCATCACCGCGTGGCGCAGCGGCGCCGGCACGGCGAGGCTGGTGACGCCATAGCCGGCGGTCACGTCGATCTCGATGCCGTTGTCGTAGAGCGCGACGGCCGGCTTCAGCTTCGCCACGATCCGAGGCGGCTGGCGCGCGGCGTCGACGCGATAGTCGGCCTCGTCGAGCCCATGCGCCACGCCGACGATGTCATAGAGCGTGACGCTCTCGACAGAGATCAGCGGGAAGAGCGGCAGCTCGATCGCGCGGCCGGACGGCCATTCGTCGAGATAGACGCGCCAGGACTGGGCGATCAGCTTGCGCCTTGTCTCGCTCTCGACATGGGTGCGCGCCGCGACGATCGCGGCGGAGATCAGATCGTCCTCGGCCGTGCCGTCGACGCGCAGATGCGCCTTGGCATCGGCCAGCGATACCGGCTCGGTCGCCGGCCCGGAAATCAGCGCTGCGGTCATGACGGCTCCTGCGAAGGGATGGCTTGGGGTTGGAGCGGCGCCGGCGCGAAGCCGGCACCGCTCCGGGGCACGACCCGGCGGGAGGGGGACCGGGACCGGCCGTCTGTTGGCCCCCCGTGGGGAGGGCGGAGAAGTGCAGCGGCGGCGCAATCCTCGCCGTCATCCCGGGCGAAGGCCCGGGATCCATCCAGCCGAGGCATCGGGAGGCTCGCCTTTGAGCGCGCGGCTGCATGGATCCTCGCCGTCGCGAGGATGACGGTGGAGGGGAATCCTAGCTCGTGCCGAACTTCAGCAGCTTGATGGCGTCGAAGTCCTGGACGCCGCCGCCGACGCGCTTGGTGGTGTAGAAGAGGACGTAGGGCTTGGCGGAATAGGGATCGCGCAGGACGCGGACGCCGAGCCGGTCGACCACGAGATAGCCGCGCCGGAAATCGCCGAAGGCGAGCGCGAGCGCATTGGCGCCGATATCAGGCATGTCCTCCGCCTCGGTGACCGGGAAGCCCAGCAGCGACGCCTCGCCGCCCGCCACCGCCGCCGGCTGCCAGAGATAATGGCCGTCGGCGTCCTTCAGCTTCCGGATCGCCGCCTGGGTGCGGCGGTTGAGCACGAAGCGGGCATTGGCGCGATAGCCTGCCTTCAGCGTGTAGATCAGGTCGACCAGCACGTCGGAGGGGTGGCTCGACGGCAGCGCGCCGGAAGCGCCGGTCACCACATAGCCGATCTTGCCCCATTCCCAGGAGCCCTCCGCCGCCGTCGTGTAGTCGAGGAAGCCCTTCGGCTTGTTGCTGCCGTCGCCGGTGACGAAGGCGGTTCCCTCCTGCGCGGCGAAGGCGCTCTCCACCTCGGCGGCGATCCAGTCGTCGATGTTGACGGCGCTGTCGTCGAGCAGCGCCGCGGTCGCCGCCGGCATGGCGTAGAGCTCCATCGCCGGGAAATCGAGCGCGGCGATGGTGGGCGAGGTCGTCTGGGAGCGGCTTCCCGTCTCGGCCACCCAGCCGACCGCCGGACCCGCCGTCATGAACGGCTTGCGATAGGTGCCGGTCGAGACCTGGCGGACGTCGGCGATGGCCCGGATCGGCGAAAGCGCGGCGAGCCGCCTGCCGATCTCGGTCTCCGTCTCGATCGGCACGAGATAGCCGCCATCCGGATTGGAGCCGGCCGAGAGCGCCTTCTGCTCGAGCTTGCGATAGCCGTCCTCGTCGCCGCCGCGCACATAGCTCTCGAAGGCCTGCTTGTGCTCGGACGGGCGCGGCGCGCCGCGCTCGGCGGAAAGCGGCGGCCGGCGGCCCTTCAGCGTCAGCTCGTCCAGCGCCCTGTTGATGCGGTCGAGCTTGTCGGTGGTGACGACGTCGGCCGAGAGCTTGGTCTCGATCTCGACGAGCCGCTCGTCATTCGTGTCCTTGAACGCCTCGAAGGCGCGCATGAAGTCGTCGAAGGCGGCGGAAACGTCGCCGCCCTCGGCGGCCTTGACCTCCACGGATTTGGCTTCGGGAGCAGAGGAAAGGGTCTCGGTCATCGGCGGATCCTTCGATGGAGGGAAAGGCGGGTCGGGTTGAGGGAACGGGCCGCCCGGCGCAGCTTCGCCGCGAGGCCGGTGGTCTTGACGCTGGACACGCGGGCGTCGGGCTGCATCGGGAAGGTGACGATCGAGATCTCCCAGAGGTCGATCTCGGCGAGGCGGCGGATGCCGGCCGTCCGGTCGTGGCGCGCCTTCACGGTCTTGAAGCCGATCGAGAGCCCGTCGAGCGCGCCGGCCCGCATCAGGCTCGCCACCTCGCGGCCGCGCGCCACGTCGGCCATCAGCCGACCGCGCACGAAGAGGCCGCGCGCATCCTCGCGGATCTCCGTCCAGACGCCGATCGGCTCGGCCGGATCGTGCTGGTAGAGCATGCGGATGCCGGCCGCGCCGCGCCGGGCCAGCGACCGGGCGAAGGCGCCCGGCATGACGAGATCGCCGGACAGGTCGGCCGCGCCGAACAGGCTGGCATAGCCGGAGAAGACGCCCTCGCCGTCGATGCCGGAGAGATCGGCGGCGGCGAACTTGGTCTCGAGGGCGGGAGGCTGGGAGATGGCCATGCGGTCTCCTTCGCGGGCGGCGCCGCGTGGAAGATGGGGAATCGGATCAAGGTGTTGGGTCGGATGGCTGAGGGGGTGATTCAGGAAGGCGCTTGCCGTTCCCGCCGTCCCCTAGCCGCGCGCAATCAGTCGTTCCAGCGCGCCGACGAAATCGCGAAACACCTGCCGGTGGTCGGGCGAGAGGCGTCGCAGCATGCGGTTCAGGAGGACTGTCATGGCGGCATGTTCTCCATTTCATATTGTCTTGCCCGTCCGCCCTCGCCGTCATCCCGGACGCAGCGAAGCGGAGATCCGGGATCCATCCAGCCGCAGCGTCGGGAGGCGCGAACCGGGCCGCAACCCGGCTGCATGGATCCTCGCCTTTCGCGAGGATGACGGCCGTGCTGCTCGGTCCTCGTTCTTCCCTCTCCTCGTGAAGGCAAAAACCGAATCCCCGGAATCCCTTAGCGGCGGTCGTTGAAGAAGCGATTCAGCCTTGCGATCTCCGCGACGAAGTCGTTGAAGCGGCGGTTGGAGCTGGCCAGTTCCCTGAGCGCCCAGACCAGCAGCGCGCTGGCGCCGGAAGCCCAGAGGAACAGCGCCAGATGCGCCAGGTCGCCACGGCTGGCGAAGATCCGGGTCAGGTCGTCCACCCCTCTTCTCCCTCTTCGAGAGCCCGCCCCGCCCCGTATCCCACCGCCAGCCGCTTCTCGTCGCGGGTCAGGAAATCCGCCGCGCCCACCCTCGCCCAGAGCGCGGCGCGCTCGGTCGAAAGCGCCTCGACGGCGTCCGTGTCGAAGCCGAGGCGAAGCGCCCCGGCATAGTGCGGTCCGAGCCAGGCGGCGATCGCCTCGGCCGTGCGGCCGACCAGCGGCAGCACGGTCTGGCGCCAGAACACGCGGTTGGCCTCGGCGTAGTTCGCATAGGTGTTGTCGCCGGGAATGCCGAGCAGCATGGGCGGAACGCCGAAGGCGAGCGCGATCTCGCGCGCCGCGCCGTTCTTCGCCTCCAGGAAATCCATGTCGCGCGGCGTCAGCGCCATCGACGTCCAGTCGAGCCCGCCTTCCAGCAACAGCGGCCGACCGGCGTTGACGGCGCCGGAATAATTCGCCTCCAGCTCGCGCTTCAGCCGCTCGAACTGCTCCTGCGAAAGGCTGGCGCCGCCCTCGCCCTTGTAGACCAGCGCGCCGGAAGGGCGGGCCGCGTTGTCGAGCAGCGCCTTGTTCCAGGCTCCGGCGGCATTGTGCAGGTCGAGCGCGACCGCCGCCGCCTCGAGCGGGGCGAAGCCATAATGGTCGTCGAGCGGGTGATAGGTGCGCAGGTGCAGGATCGGCGAAAGCCCGTCGGCGACGGCGAAACGCACCGCGCGGCCGGCGACCGCGTATTCATAGGCCTCGGGCCAGCCGTCCGGCCCCGGCACGACCTTCATGCGGTCGGGCCGCAGCGCGTGCAGTTCGGCCGGCTGCCCGCCGAGCCGGACCAGCTCGGCATAGGCGTTGCCCGAGACGAGCAGATTGCCGTAGAGGCCGGCCAGCCAGTCGCCGCCCGACTGGCGCGCGTTGGGCCGCGCCAGGAGCGCGAGCAAAGGATGATCCGGCCGCTCGGCATCGCCCTGATAGGCGAGCAGCGGCACCGAGGCGGCAGCCTCCGCGATCATCGTCACGGCGCGATAGACGATGGCGTTCTTCATGAAGCCCTCGCGCGCCAGCGACGCCAGGTCGCGGGGCGTCCAGGCCGCGCGACCCTGTCCATGCAGCGCGATCAGCGCGCCGGCCCGCGACGCCTTGGCTTCAGGCGCGGCGGCACGGCCGCCGAACAGGCGGTGGATGAGGTTCTGTCTCACGGGTTTCTCCATCGGACGGACCGTCCTGCGCAGGACATCGTTTACCTCGGTGCAAGGTCCGGGTGTTCTTTCGCTTGCGTTCTCGGTCGCGAGAAGGCCTATGGGGCGCAATCTACGCGAGCAGGGTGGTGATCCAGGCTCCTGCTGGCCTTCCAGAAGTGGCAATCCGGCTCGACCGTGCCCTCCGGCGCGACGGCCGCGGACGCAGAAGGACGAACCGGTGCTCGATTTTGCCTCGCTCCTGGTCGCCATCGGCTTCTCGACAGCGTTCCTGGCGGCGGTCCTGCTGGCGGCCTGGAAGACGACGCGGCGTGACGGCTTCCTGTTCAGCTGCGCCATCGGCACGCTGCTGGTCGCCGTCAGCGTCGGCTTCTCGACGATCGACAGCGTCAGCCCTTCCCTGTGGGCGCAGGCGCTCGGCCTCGGCCTCCTGCTGGCGGGCGAAGCCTATCTCTACGGCAGCGCGGCCCAGTTCCGGCTCGGCACCTCGCCCTCGCGCCGGGTCTCCGTCGCGACGGCCGCATCGGTGGCGCCGGTGCTGCTGACGCTGCTCGCGGGCTGGAACGGCCTTGCCTATTCCGTCAGCTATGTGGCCTCGGCGGTCCTGCTGTGCCTCGTCGCCTACGAATTCTTGCGATCGCGGGCGCAGGCTCCGATGACGATCTCGGGCATAACCGTCCTCTTTTCCCTCGTCGGCCTGTCCTTCCTGCCCCGCGCGGTTCTGGTGCTGACCCGCGACGGGCTGATCGTTGCCGGCCCGCCGCGCAACTGGGCGCAGGACCTGTCGCTGATGCTGGTCATTGGCGCGATCCCCGCACTCGGTGCGCTGATCATGGCGCTGAGCCAGATCCGCACCGCCGATGCGCACCGGCGCGAAGCACTGACCGACCCGCTGACCGGGCTTCTGAACCGTCGCGCCCTGTTCGAGACGCTCGAGGACGGTTTTCCGCCCGCCGGCGTGGCGGTGCTGTTCGACATCGACGAGTTCAAGGCGATCAACGACACCCACGGCCACGCCACGGGCGACCGCGTCATCGCGCTGTTCGCCGAGGCCGTGCGACAGGACCTGCCCGCCACCGCCTCCGTCGCGCGGATCGGCGGCGAGGAATTCGCCCTCGTCCTGCGCAGCACGACCATGGACCAGGCCGTGCGCCATGCCGAGGCCGTGCGCGCCCGCTTCATCGCCCATGTCCGCGCGGTGACGGGCCTCGCATGCACCGTCAGCGCCGGGATCGCGGCCGGCGACAGCGCCAGCGTCGACCGCGTCCTCGCGGAGGCGGACCGCGCGCTCTACGAGGCCAAGCGCCAGGGGCGCAACAGGGTCGTCGTGGCGGGCCAGCAGGATGCGCCGCGCATCGCGCTCGGTGCCAGGGAACTGGCCGACATCCCGTCGCCCTGAGCCTACGGCGCCTCGAGGGCGGTGTTGGCGTGCTTCTGGTTGGCGTAGAGCAGCGAGGGGTGCAGTTCCTCGAGCCCGTCATAGGGATTGGCGTGGATCGCCAGGATCCAGAGGCTGATCGATGCCGTGATCGCGTAGAGCGCCAGCGCCCGCCTGCCGGCGCGCGGCCGGTCGGCATGCGTGGCGGCGATGGTGATCGCGGTCAGCAGCGTCAGGAAGATCACCAGATACCATTTGTAGTAGTCGATCGACGTGTTGCCGACCGCGAGACGCAGATTGCGCGCCTCCTGCAGATCGTTGAAGTCATGCACGAGCTGCGAGATCAGCGCGGACGGCGCGTCGCTGCGCGCCAGTCGGGCGATCTCGCCGCTGATGTCGTGCAGCGTCGCCTCGACGCCGCTGTCCGGCACGGTGTTCTTGCCCTGCTGCCATTCCCGCTTGGCGACGTTCAGCCGATAGGACTCGGTACTCTCGGCGAGCGACTTGGAATCGAGCACGTCCGGCTCGGCGCTGCGCAGGATGTGGATGATCGCAGAACGCTCCAGGCTCGTCGCGTGGTCGGCCCGCGCATTGACGGCCCAGATGTCGGCGGCGATGAAGCCGAGCGACAACGCCCAGGCCGTGGCGATCGTCCCGAGATAGGCCGGCTGCGGTATCGAGAGCATGTCCCGGACCGCGTGGCCCGACAACGCACGGAGCGCCAGCCGGCCGACGCCGTAGAAGAAAAGGCCGAGGCCGGCGAACACCACAAACAGCATCGGCAACGACAACTGGTAGAACTGCCCCATCGACTGCGCCCCACTCCATCCGCTCAGGCATGGCCGTGCCGAAGCGCCGCGCGGCGCCATCGATCGGCTCGACTTCCATCCGATGCATCCGGGGATTCGTCCCGTAAGGCAACCTTCGTTCCGTGCGCCGGCCGCGTCTGCGGGCTAGATCGTCCGGATCCGCGGCTCGCCCGGGGCGCGCAGCATCAGCGCCGAAAGCGCCCAGACCAGCGCGTCCAGCCGGTCCGGCGAACGACCGCTCGCCAGGCCTTCCGGGCCGAAATCCGCCATTTCGTCCTCCAGCGCCGGAAACGTCCCGGCGTGACGCACGCGGCCCTGCGCATAGAGCGCCGCCACGGGCTCGGCACGCAGGTATTTTCCGCGCGTCGCCCGGACGGCCGTGACCGGCACGCCGGGATCGACCTCGTTGATCACGCTCGCCACCATGTCGCCGCCCTGGTTGACCTCGGCGACGAGCATGTCCGCGTCGAGCGCGCGGTAGAGCCCGACGGCCGCCGCCGCCCAGGCGGCGGGCCTCACCTCGGCGAGGCTGCGATCGGCCAGCACATAGGCGATGCCATCGGCCGCGATCCCGCAGGCGACGATCCCGCAGGCATCCGCCCCCTTCCGCCGGGAGGCGGGCGGGTCGACGGCGACCGCGATGCGGAGCAGTTCCGGCGGTCTCTCGACGCGCGCTTTCTCGATCTCGTCGCGGCTCCAGAGCGCGTCCGCGCGATCCTCGATCCATTCGCCGTCGATCTCCTGGCGGCCGAGCCGGGTGCCGCGATAGCGGCCGACCACGCGCTCGAGAAAGCCCGGCGCCAGATTAGCGAGGTTGGCGCTGGTGCCGACGCGGGTGGTCACGCTCCGCTCGGCTGCGAGCAGCCGCTTCAGCAGCGGGATCGGGCGCGGCGTCGTCGTCACCAGCTGGCGCGGCAGCGCGCCGAGACGCAATCCGAATTGCAGCATGTCCCAGCAGGCCTCCGGATAGCGCCACTTGCCCAGTTCATCCGACCAGGCCACCTCGAATTGCGGCCCGCGCAGGCTCTCGGGATCCTCGGACGAGAAGCAGAGCGCCACCGCGCCGTTCGGCCATTCGAGCCGCCGGCGCGACGGCTGCCAGAGCGGCCGTTCGTGGCGCGGATGCACGGCGAGCAGCCCGGAGACGCCCTCGACCATCACGTCGCGGACATCGGCGAAGGTCTCGCCGACGAGCGCGATCCGCCCGACAGGACGGGCCGCAAAGCCCCGCCGGCCGGCCGCGAGGCCGCGGATCCATTCGGCGCCGGCGCGGGTCTTGCCGGCGCCGCGGCCGCCGATCATCAGCCAGGTGAGCCAGTCGCCGGCGGGCGGAAACTGGTCGTCGCGCGCCCAGAAATCCCAGTCGTGCTGGAAGGCGGCGAGTTCATCCGCCCGCAGCGCCGCCAGCAGCCGGGCCGGCTGCAGGCCCCGCGCCACCGAGCTGTTCCAGGCGTTCCTGAAGGCGCGCCCGGAGAGCCTCGATGTCGACGACGCCGGTTCCGTCATCCTCGTCCGCGCCTCCCCTCAGCTTGGCCAGCGTCTCCAGCGTCCGCGCCAGCACCGAGAGCGTGCGCGCATCCTTCTCGTCGACGCCGCCCTCGCCATTGGCGAAGCGCAATTCCAGCTCGGCGACCTGCCGCTCGAAGGTACGGTAGAGCCGCGCCACCAGCTTTTCCTCGGCCGTATCGTCCGGCAGCGACGGCGCCTCGCCCGGGCGGAGCCAGCCATGCCGCTCCGCCTGCTTCGCCACCGAGACATGGCTGACGCCATGCGTCGCCGCGATCTCGCGCAAGGACAGCGCCGACGTCTCGTAGACGACGCGGATCGCCGCCCACCGGTCTGGCATGCGTTCGGGCATGCGGCTCCCTCGATGGCATGAGTGGCAAGGATGCGGCGGTGCTCTTCACCTCTCCCTCAGGGAGAGGTGAAGAGGAGCCCGACAGGTGACTTCAGATACAGTCCGCCGACAGCGACCCGCCGAACGCAACTCTTGGACGATGCCTGAACCTAACCGAAGTACCGTGACGCTGTCAAGGACTATTTTCCTATTTCGATCCCAAGTCAACAATCCCGCCCCGCGACCTGACGCAGCGAAACGGACGCTTTCACCGGCCAGGGACGGCTGCTAGGCTACAGCGAAATCGGATGGGGGGAGGCATATTTGCCGGCTGCTTTCGGGCTGTCCTATGAGATGACGGTCGCGCTCCTGGCGTTCGTCTGCCTCTCCGTCGCGTCGCTCGGCACCCTCCACGCCTATCACCGTCTGCCGGAGCGTCACCGCGACGACGACACTCTGCAGACCGTCCGCCTCGTCGCCAACCTGTTCGGCATGCTGAGTTCGCTCGTGCTCGGCTTCATGGTCAGTTCGGCGAACAGCAATTTCGCGGATGCCGACAAGGCGGTGCACGCCTACGCGACCGAAATCATCCTGCTGGACCACGCCTTGCGGGGCCTTGGCCCGGATGCCGCCGAAATGCGGGCGGAACTCGCCGGATATGTCACGACGATCGTCGGCTCGCGCGAGATCGAGAGGGCCGCCCTGCCGCCCGAAAACAGGACGGCCGAGGCCACGCTCCGCGACATCCGCGCCCGTCTTCTGTCGCTCGTGCCGGGCGATGTCGCGTGGATCGCCGATCGCGACCAGGCCCGCGCGCATATCGATACGCTGCTGAGCACCCGCTGGGGTCTCATCCATCGCAAGGAAGCAGCGATCCCGCTGCCGCTGGTCGCCTCGCTCGTGCTCTGGCTCAGCATGACCATGGCCAGCCTCGGATATCGCGCACCGAGAAACGGCGTCGTCAGGACCAGCTTCGTCGTCGCATCGCTGCTTTTGTCCGGCGCGATCCTGCTGATCCTCGACATGGCCAATCCCTTCGACGGGCCGATCCAGGTATCGGCGCAACCCTTCCTCCGCGCCCTCGCCGAGCTGAAGCTTTAGGGTCGGCAGCCACGACGGCCGACCGGCCGCGCCCGGCAATCGGCATCGCGCAGCCGGCGACAGACAAGCGGCCGCCCCTCCTCTATCCTCGTGGAAAATCCTTGGGAGGGGATATCATGACCGAACTGCCGAACTTCAGCCTCGCCGGCCGCACCGCCCTCGTCACCGGCGCCGCGCGCGGGCTCGGACGCGCCACCGCGCTGGCACTCGCCGCAGCCGGCGCCGACGTGGCGCTGGGCCTGCGCGACGCGGCCTCCGATGGCGGGCTGGTCGGGGAAATCGAGGCGATGGGCCGGCGCGCGCTGCCGCTGCAGATGGACGTGCTCGACCTGAAGCAGGCCTGCTCCGCCATCGACGCGGCGATCGCCCGGTTCGGCCATCTCGACATCCTGGTCAACA